AACCATGCTTTCGACACAAGGATTCCTCTCGGCTAGGCAGAATCCAACATCTAGCAAACATTCTTCTAAACGGTTAATCGCGGTTTCCACGAACAAGCCCCAGTTAACATACGGCAAATCTTCAGCCCTACCAAAAGGCCAATTAAAAAGCACTGAGTCAGCAACAAGCAAGTCTTCAACAGCCGTTAAGTAACCATCTTCAACATCCAGAATCACATAGCCAAACTGACCATCATCTGCAGGAGGCTGCATAGGCACTTCACCAAGCACCGAAGAGCCAACTCGTAAGAGCGGCTGGAAGTAGAGCTCCTGCACTTCTTGGGCGCTAAGACTTCTTGTCCACAGCATGATTTCGGCAACTACACCGCTAAACGGTGAAACACCGATAAGCACATCTCCACTGCCCGCCGCCACCGTTCCAGACTGTGTAACCTTTGCGACCAAATTACCGTTTAAGTAAAGGTAGATGGCAACCCCGTCATAGACAGCCATTACAAAGTTTCTGCCGTTCTGCACAATAGAATTGTTAGGCGTTGTACATGCGACTAAGGAAGAGGTTTGAACTTGAAAGTCAAGAGCGTTATTCGCACAAAGTTGAATGCAGTACTGTCCAGCTTGGCCAATCAAGAACCCTGCGTTGGCATTGGCTGGGGAAAACCACATGCCGACTGTGAACGCTGTTAAGCCGCCAACGTTGAATGCTTTTCCGCAGTCAATCTGACCTTGAGAAAGCTGGAGGACTTTAGTACCTGCGATGGCGCCGTTAATCCATGTGCCGCCAGTTATTGCTCCATCGTTTGGACCGTTTTCATTTGGGTTGCTGTCATAAATTGTGGTGCCTTGCGCTTCACTTACATGGTAAAGCCCAAAAAGCCCTTGTAAAACCAATGCGCTCGGCGTCAACATTGAAGGCTGGATCGGATAAGTACCCAAATCAGCGTACTGATCTGTATCCTGCAGAAGAATGTCCATCTGGGGCATTGCCGCGTCAACTTCAACTGTGCAGGTTACAGCGTACTTTGTGATGCGTTTGATAATGAAACTGCCCTCGAGGAACAGGTCAGCTCGACTAGCCGAAATGTACTGTCCAGGATGCCAACCCACAACCTGACTAATCAAACATTCGAGGCTTGTGCCATTCGAAGGATTATTAAGTGTCTGCAGCTTGTAGGCAGCAAGTTGATTCAACGTCGCCGCATCAGCAACTTTCTTGTCTGTGAAAGTGGCAATGCTGCCGCCAGCCGTGCCCGCTGAGCCTTGAATTTTCACGCCGCTAATGTCGACGCCTTTGATTATTATTTGGTCAATCTGCTTGCTCCAATCTAAGCCGCGTTTACTATTACTGCCAACATAACCAAGAGTTTGAACAGTGCTGTCGCGTGTTCCAATGTTGAATACGCCGTCTCCCCAGTAATCGCAACCGCATGCAGCAGCCAGATTTTGCAGAGCCGTAAAGCAGTTGGTATCCTGAAACTTTATGCTAACCCTTACATCGGGAATTGAGCCCACGGTTACTCCAGCAAGACCACAAATGTAAGCTGCAATTGCGCTAACTGCAGTGTTGGTGTAGTTTTGAGTTACTGTTTGCGAGGCCTGACTAAGCTGGACAAAAATGTAGTTGTAAGCTGTAACCGTTATCATTGTGGGTGAATATTGGGGTGCGGCTAGGATTGCTTTTCCGCCATTAAAAGGATAAATTATTGAGCCGTTAAACTGCACCTGAACGAAAGGCTTGCCTTGTACTATGGATCTATTTGCAGCAGTGTTTGTTAAAGTAAAAACAAGCTCTTCATGCCCGCTGAGCTCCTCAAGAACATGGTCAACCTGCGCATTGCTGAAAGCAAGCCATGAAGAACCATTCCAGTATTGAAATTGCCAACTCATTGTTTAGTCTTTCCAGCAAGAATTATTTCCATTGTCCGGACTCGATTTTCTATCGTTGCGTTTATGTCTTCAAGCAGGATGATTTGCATCCATTCTGGAAAATCTGCGATTTTGCTGAAACTCTTCTTTAAGGCTTCAACGAACTCTAACTTTTGTTTTATTTCACTTGCATAGTCAAGTTCACTCAACAATTCAACCTCCTCTCTATAATTTTAGAGAACCAAGAAAGCTGCACCCTGCTTCAAAACAAGCGTATAGCTGTACCTCTGCAGTTGACCTTCGGGCTTCTCCTCGACAGTCTTCACGGTCAAAAGCCAACTGCCATTGTACCTGCTAGTGGGGCAAGTAAGCGTTACAACTTGCCGATTCAAGCTCAAAAGAGGGCTTACAAAATTAGTGTCTAGGTAAGCTTTGTTTTGTCCTGCAGCATAGAAGAAACCCTTCAAAGTCAAGGCACGAACATCTAAACCCTCGCTAACAATAACACTTTGTTGACCATTTACCTGAAAATCAGTCTCAACAATCGGATTCTCGTCAGTGATGTTGCTTGGCGCCATAGGGAAAGTAACCGATGTGCTACCGCTGCTAATTATCCAACTCGTTAAAATCGCCTCTGTAATGCTTGAGCTGTGCCTTGGTTAACTGAGCTTATGACATCTTGCAAGCCGGTGGATCTGTCGATTTTGCCGATGTTAATTGTTGGATTCACAGTAATGTGCTGGGCACCTGAATTCAATCCAGCATTGCCAACGCTAGCATTTCCAGCGACGCCTAAAAGACTATTTTTGAGTGGATCGAGTTTGTTGGTTAAGGTGTCGGCTTTTGAGATGCTCTCGGTAATTTGTTTGTTGAATTCTTCTGCAGCCGGAGCGGCATGAGCAAAACAGAGGTGCGATAACGCATTCCCCAAACCTCCAATAATGTCTGTTAGAGGTTTTACGGCGTTTGAGACCGCACTGATTGCGCTCTGAAACAACCTTATTGGCGCCATTGCAATGTTTATCGCCTCAGTGAAGACACCTTTGAAAAAGTTAGCCACCGGCTCCAGCACGTTATGCCAAAGCCACATTACTCCCGAGGAAAGTGCATCCCAAGCCGCCATCAAAGGCTTCAGATAAGCATTAACAAACACGTTCCAGAGAAACTCGCCAAATGGCTTCAAAACATTGTTCCATAACCAACCAATCGCGTTAGAGACTGCTGTTGCAGCCGCAGACAAAGCTCCGCCTAATACATTGGCAACCGCCATTACTGCGTCATGAAAGGGCTTGCAATGTTCAAAGGCGTAATAGAGACCGATCGCAAGCGCTGCAATACCAGCAATTACCAAAACGATTGGGTTAGCAGCTAAGAAATCCATAGCCGTGCTAACAGCTCCGGTTGCTGTTGCTACAGCGGTTTCGATTGCTGGAGTAGCTGTTAAGAGAGTGTTCAAGCTGACAAAGGCTGATATTATGCCTGGAACAACTGTTAATCCAGCCATAATCATGGTGTTGTTAACGTTTCTTTGAGCTTCATCTGCTCGTTCATGCGCCACGGCAAGTGCATCTTCAGCGGCTGAGAGTTTGTCGGAAGCATCTTTTGCTTTCTGGCTTTCTGGACCATACTTGGCGACTGCTTCATTGTACCTTTCTTGAGCCGCTTGAACTGCGTTAGTCCCTTTCTCAACGGTTACATGTGCTCGATCAAGCGAAACTTCAGCATTCTGTATTCCTTCAAAACTCATCGCAAGAGAAGCACCGCTCAAAACAAGATTGTTCATGGCTACTGCGTTGTCTTTTAGGCTAAAGGAAGAAGTTTGAACAGAAGATTGAATTTGGCCTGACGATGAGCTAACGCTATCAGCTGCCTCTGCCGCTCCCGATTCTACAGTTGTAAAGCACTCGGTAGCGTTCGATCTAACCGTGCTGAAAACGCCTGATGCTTCATCAAACGCTGTAATGTTAAATTCAACGTTGGCACTCATGATCCATCAAGTTTCCGAATAAATTTGATACCTTCCAGCAACAACTGGATTTGAAGACGACTAAGCCCTCCAGCCCTCTCTAAGTCATAGGCTGGGAAATAGTGGCAGATCAGGATGATGCTTTGAAGTTCGCTGCTGCTGTCGAGCCAGGCTTGGACGTCTTCCGCTGAGGCAAAAAACTTGCATTCAAAACAGTCTCCTGCAGAACACGGCTAACATCATAAGGCAAAGCCCTCAGCTTATCGAGAGTAATCTCCGAGTCAGCTGCACTTAGGCTACGAAAAAGCGCCAACAAATTTCTTTCATGAGCATCATCTGGGTACTTCTTAGCTATCTCACTAATGTCTGCCTGTGTTAACAGTATATAGCGAACCTCACCAAGACCCTCAACAAAGATGCTACGCAAATCCTTAGCTTGCCGCAACACATCATTTATGTTAAATTTGCCAAGACGTTCTCTGAGCTTGGATTCGTACTCTTGGGCTTGACGCTGCAAACGCTCAAACCCTTCACGATCAAATTTTTCCTCTTCAATTTTTTCTTCACTCATGGTTTTAACCTCAAATAGTTGCTATTTTAAGAAAATAACAAAAAACAAGAAAGTAATTGGTTTTAGGTAAACGAACCAACTGTGCTTAAGATTCCTTTAGCTGCGAAGCTGTTGCTGACTGCGCTTTTCTGGTCCCATTTCAGGTCCAGCTTTGTTATTATGCATCCTGTGAAAGTGTACTTGGGTTTGCCTGTGGTTGTGCCGTTTGGACCGATAATTATGGTGACTGTCGTTCCTGGGGTCTGAGCAGCGGTAAGAATTGCATTGTCTGTGAAAAGTTGCTCTGCTTTAATTTCACAGTGTTGACCTGTAGCCGCTAACAGAGCTGGTGTAATTTGGCCATTGCAGACGAATTCTTCAACCGTGTCATTGGTGATGCTGAAGCTTGCATTCCTCAAGTTTGCCACTGCAGTGCCTGTTACCTGAACGACGCCGTTCATTCCTACGCCAAGAAAATTGCTACTCATGTCTCACATTCACCTCCGCAAACATTTCTTAACCAAAGTAAGCGTCACGCAACTGAACAAGGGCTGATTCCACTTCACGAGGAAACTCGTCCTTATGTTGCTCAAGCGCCCTCGTCATAAACAACCTGGCGGCCATGCACCTAGTGCCAAACTCAACATATCCAGCGTAAGGCGCATTCGCGTAAAACGTAACCTGAAAATTGTTGTCTTGACGAACGCCCAAAGATGATTTCAAAAAGCCAGTTCGCACGGGAACAAGAGTGTTGCTTGAGTTTAGAACCCGCTCAGCAATTCGCATTAAAGCTGTGCCAACAGCCTCCGGATACTGTGCAATCAGCTGCTGCAAAGCAACCGTTAACCCTTGCTTAACTGAAACTTCAATGTTAACGCTCACGTTTTCTCCTCTTGAATCACAAAATTTATGTTTACATGTCAAAAATTGATATTAAGCGAAATACGGTCTTCTCTGTCGGCGTAGAAGAGTTAGCTTCTAATGTGACATTGGTGTCCTTCAAAGAATGGGATAAGAAGTTGATGCCGTAGTCTATTAGACCCCATTTAAGCTAGCTTTCTACGTTACCTTTTTTGAAGGCAAGGTCGGAGACCAAAACCTGCGTTTTCTGCCAAAATAATACAGTGGCCAACCGATGAAAAACATCATTATGGCAAATGGAATGAAGAGGAGCCTTAATTTTCGGGTCTTCATGTGTGCACCTCAAAATTTGCAACCACAATCTTGAAGCTTTCTCGCTGGAGCATCGGCAACTCACCACGTACATACTCTCCTTCAATGGTCATTTGGTCGGCTCCAGGCAAAAGATTCCAATTAGAATGAATCGTAGATTGAATGAATTCTCTTATTTTTTCCCGAGTTGCAATTGCTTGATCTGTTCCGCCCAAAGGCTCGGAATGCAGAATGACATCAACAACAACAGTTTCTTTCACGAAGTTGGTTTCACGGCTAAGTTGCTCAATCGTTACGGGGTTTTGAGGATTATATGTTGAAATGATAGCTTTCTGGCTGACACGTTCAACCTCATTTAGTGTTTCAAATTTGTCGTGACTCCAGGCAACATCAGCTGATAGAAGACCCGTACTTGTGCTGTCCCAATTTTCCTGTAGCAGATTGCTGATTTTTTCTGCGAACGTGTCACTGGGAGGAGATGTCACTGCCAATCTAACCTCGCGTCTTTGCGTCGGATGACGTTCTCGCCAAGCTTGGCTCTTGCTGAAGTTACGGGCATTGTGACATTTTGCAGGTTAGCTCTAGCATCGGTTTGATAATTTGTTATAGCTATTTTGATTGCGGATGCGTAAGGGCTGCTTCTTGCCACTCTCAAGTCGCCAAGAAAATAATCATAAGCACCAACCAAACTGCCTCCAACAACTGCTACTAGAACGCCTAAACATGCAATGTCTAGGGCAGCTAACTCTGCACTAACCCAACGGAAGTCTGAATCCTTAAGGTTAGGCACAAGCGAGTACACGTATTTGTTTGCATGATTAACGAAAGCCTGAACGCTACTGCTTGAAACAGAAAGTCCGTAAACCTGATAATTGCTGTTGCCATCAGGTCCTGTAGCGTTTAAGTGAGTTATCACTTCGCTTAGGGAAGTAAATGTTGGATAAGACAAACAATTGCCTCTTGGTCTGAATTAATTTGATTTTGTCCGCTTCTCTAGGCCGAACCGCTAAAGCGGACCAGCGGCTTTAACCTAGCAAAAAAACAAATTATTTGGAAAGTTAGCTTGTTGCGAGACCTGTAATTGCAGCTATGCATGAACCACTAGTAACAACTGGAGCGTATCTTGTTGTCAAAATTGGTTTCACTATCTCTTTGCTCTTAAGCAGTTCAACATCAGTGGTCAAGGGGCGCTTTACAACGAAATATCCTAGTGGCGCATAAGCAGCGGATAGGTTCTTTCCTGTGCTAATGCAGTAAAGTGTTCCTGCTGGTATTACGTTGCTCCAGCATAGTTCCCATTCTCCAAGCATCTGCATTGGCTTCTGAGTAATTGGGCTAATCTCGTCACGGTATAAGCTGTAGTTGGGCAGGTTTTTGATGTCGCGTTTTTGGATTGGATTGCAAAGTATTGTATCCATCAGGAAATCGCCGGCGTTTATCAAAGCCTCAGCATTGTTGAAATCTTCCATGCCTGCCGTCCCTGCTTTGGTAAATTCTGTTCCTGTAACGGTGATTGTTTTGCCTGTACAAGCAAAGCTGTTAGCACTGGGAACTGCAGCGTTAATAACGCTCACACAGTCAAGTTCAATCTGATAAGCCAGTCGTCTAGCGAGGCGTTTCAGTTGTTGGTTAATTACGGGTAAGTCAACGTCTTCAACGACTTCTTTTGGGATTTCGACTGATTCGCCGCGTTTGTATGGGCTAATTGTTACATAGCTTAGAGGTGTATAATCAACTGGAACTGCTGTACCGGGTGCGACTTCGCTTATTCCTACGCTGTGGCTGCCGTTTTCTTTCGGGTAAGTCTTGGTTCTGCCATGTTTTAGAACGTCGTCGGTGAATAGCCTTTTTGTTATCAGGTTTGGCATGGTCATTTCGATAATGACTTGGTTTAGTTCTGGGTACTGAATGGCTGCTGAATCTACGAATGTTAATGCATCTTCATTAAAACTCATGTTTGTTTTTTCCTCCTAATTTATCCGAAGATTATTTGCACCATTGCATTGTTTGCTCCGCCAACGGCTACAACGCCCCTTCGGTTCATCTGAGCGTTGATTATTGCAGCTAAGCCGCTTGATGTGATTGCGCCTGTAGTAGTGTTTGCAGTTAGGTCGCCGCCAATTGTTGCATCTGTTACCGCTGATAATACAGTTATGCCGCCGTTACCTGATGTTACAACTTGGCCTGCAGTTAGCGTTCCTCCTGAGGTGTTTTTGCAGCGTATTCTGTGCCCGAAAACGTAAACGTTAAGCAACTTATTGCCAAACGTATCAGCGGGAATTACAGATTGAACAAAGCCAACGAATGCTGGGCTTGCGCCTGTACATAAGCTTACTTTGCTGTTTTTGCCATCGTCACCTGAGATGTAGACTGGATCGCCCACTGCGGGAGCTGTATAGCCTGAGTCTGCAAGAAATGTCTGTTCAAGGTCTGGAATAACTTTAGGTCCTGAACCATCAAAGGACATATCTATTCCTCCCCTTCCTCTTCGTCGCTATGTGTTAAGTCTGCGTTTAAGCTGCCCATTCGTTTCGCTGCAGCAGCTAATTCGAGCCCTGCTTTGGCCATGTTGCCTTTTTTAGCGAAAATGTTGTTTAATCGTTGAGCATCATCCAACGCAACGCCTGCATTGAAGTTTCCCACTTGCCCTTTGCCTGTTGGCTTGGCTTTAGGAACCAAAGCAGCTACTGCCGCTTTAACGTCTGTTTCTATCTTTGCCTCAAGTTTCTTGGTTGATTCCGCGATTGCTGCTTTGCAAGCATCCATCACTTGCGTTGTATTCTTTGTCAATGCATCTTCAAATTGCTGATAAGTTAATTCTGTGCCTGCTTTAGCTGGAGCTTCTGGTGCTACTGGTGCTTCTGGTTTTTCTGCACTCATTTGTTTTTTATCTCCTTTTTTGTTTAGTTGGTTAAGTCCGTGTAAGTCAGACTGTACCTGTGACTTCAGGGTCTTTATGCCGCAAGGGCACCTCGCCTTACACTTCTCTGCGCATTCGCAGACGGAAGCGATCAATGCCTTGCGTTGGAAGTGATCCATTGCCGCTGCAAACCCTTTCAAGTGGAAAAGATTATTTTCATAAGCCCCCTCGGCAACAATGCTCAGCTCGAGACACCGAGGTTTATGCACGATCTCCCAAGCACCCGCGCACAAGTGGACCATCACCATGTTAGCATCTCGAGTCTTCCCTTGGCACAAACTGCAGACAATTTCGTCAGAAACTACTTTGGGGCTAACCATACGCAAATACTTCTTTTCAATCTGAGTCAAAAGCACCGGGTCACCGGACACCTCAGCCTCAAAAAAGACGACATCGCCCAAACGCTTAGTCTTAGTAACTTTGCCTTTAACAGCTTCAACTTTTTCGCCGTGATTAATCCGAACTTGCGCCTCTTGAAGAGTAGACGCAAAATAGTCCAAGTCCTCATCAGGTACTTGCCAGCGGTTTTTGTTAACTGACGAATCAATCGCCTGGCCTTCTATGATACCAGTTTTCCTTAGGTCATCAAGACTAGCCTTAACATCAACATCATACAGCAATTCCAAAGTTTGATTCGCCACACTATTTTTCTTTAAATTTTTTGATAATCTGACTGCTTAACGCAGTAGCATGCACAGTTCGGGTGAACATTACAGGCGAAGGTATCGTCGGCTACCCAGACGCCGAAGGGAAAAATATCCAGTAAATCATCAGGATCCTCAAGGTCATATGTGTCGCCGCCATAGTTGTCGCATTTTTTGCAAGTGTTTGGATTGCCCGAATTAACAAATAGCCACGTGGAAAATTTTATCGTTGGATCCACCACAGCGGCTTCAAAGCTTTTAACTGCCATAACTGCGTTAACCGCGTCAAGGCAATCAAGACAAGGCTCGCACAAGGTATGAAGCCCCTTTTCCCGCCTTGACCAACTTCACTGGGAAATTAGCTGGAGCTTTTTGTGGCTCTCCAGAAGTTTCAAACTGCCTCTCTTCAGATTGCCCTGGCATCTCAGGCTGCTGGGGTTGCTGTTTTAAGTTGCCTTTAATTGCTTCTGGCATTCCAAGCTCAGTACGTGCCTCTGTATCGCCCATCAATAGACTATTGTATAAGTCAATAACGCGGCTCATTTTCACATCAGTGGGCGGTTCCCAAATCGGCTTCCATTTTATCTTAGGAATCTTGTCTGGGACAATCAAACTATCAGGGAAATCTCCGCGCAAAATTAATGGGAATAGCTGCGTCTCATAAACGCCACTCCGGTGTTTCTGACGCATACGCAGTCGTGTGATAAATTCCTGCATAACCACATCTGCAGTGGCACGGTTTGAACCTTCAGTTTCACCGAGAAAAATCTTGGGAACCCCAAGCTGAGAATCGCGTTGGCGCTCAAGATATTGGATCCACCATTCAGCCTTCAAATCCTTAGTCATTGAAGCTTGAGGCGTAACTTTAACGTCTCCACGCACTGTCAAGTCTGTGCCTTGATCACGCAAAGAGACTTCAGTTGAAAGCGCCTCGATACGTTCGTCACTCCACGGCAAAGGTTCACCGGGACGTCCATCTCCGCCGCATTGAAGAACAAGCATAGGCTTGGTGTAAATCTTCATAATTTTAGCCATATCAACTTGAAAATCATCAATCAAGGTTTGAATGTGCAGAATAGAGCGCAGAGATGAAGTTCCATAGGCATTTTCAAATTGCCAAGATTTAATCCCGTTTAAAGTCCGGTAGATTTCTTCAGGATCAAAAACAACGGGCGGGTAAGAACTAAGCTGCGCATAACCAAAAATATTCTTAAAGCAATCCTGCCGTACTCGCATATAGCATGGGTCAAGAGTTTTTAGCCACTCTACACGACTTGAATCCTCATCCATGCACGGCTCCGTATAACTGGTCCCAAACACGAATGCATCAGTTTCTTCACTTCGCATAGTGGCAAGCATATCATGCGACTCAATCCACTCCTCCAAAAAATCACGGAAAGTAGCTGTGCCACCTTCAAGAACAAAACCATTTGAAATCTCAAGATTTACCTTAACATCCACTGAAGCTTGGATACGCGGAACAAAAGAGTACAATGCCTTATACTTTGGCAAATCTTCAACTGGAGTGACACCCCAAATGCGATCCCAAAGTGACGTATATGGGCTGCTAACAAAACCTATGCCAGCCGCTTTCAAACTATAATTATTAACATACTGCATCAAGCTCCAGTCGCCGCGCCAGGCAACAGGAACTTCCCGCTCACGTTGAGCAGCCGCTACCGCATTTGGCACATTACGCAGCGGATTAGGCATTGACAGTGACAAATCTTTTCTAAGCGGCAATCGACAGGTCTCCTACGGCTTCTTCACTTCAGCTTTCTTTTCTTCTTGTTCGATGTCTGCGGTTATTTGCAGCTCATCTAAAACTACGTCCTGCATCAAGTCTACACCGTTAATTTTCACGTGCAACTTGCCCATCCGCACGTTTGCCACCTCAATCCCAAGAACCCTAACTATTTCATCTTTGGCACTTGCAGACAGCAAAGTTTTTTCCATTAGTCATCATCACCGTTTGTTGTTTTTTTCTTAATTACTGCCACACCAACACCGCGATCCAGTGAAGCAGTATTAGTCAAAATTGTCGTTCCTTGGCTGCAGACGTCAACTTGATCATCGTGTTCTCCCTCAGGGAAAACTTCAGCTTCATCCAGAAAGTCGTTGATCCAGTCGCCTTCCACTAGAAACACGTTTTTCCGCTCTGCCGCTGCACTAAATGGATTAGCACGGTTTTCTTTACTGCCTGTGCTTCGTTGACTGCGAAAAGCACACCCTTGGAGCACTTCGCGAGCATAATGATCTGTCGTAATTTTTCCTGAGGATCCGCCTTCTTCCTCCATCCAAACTTCTACATCTCGACCGTCTGCTTGGGCAGTTGCCTTAATCTTGTCTTCGACAAATTTGGGTGAACCGCGAAAATGCTCCAAATCATAAATATAATATTGACCCTGCCATAAACCCATTAAGACGCCAGCCGTCCAATCGGGATCCTTACCTTTCGCGGGTTCAGTAGCCGCTAGATCCCAAACACGAATCTTACGCAAACCAATGGGCGCTTTTGATTTAGGAACAATTGGAAACCAGTCTCGATGAAACATTGTACCAACTGCGGCTTCCCAACTGCCTTCTAATAGTTGTTTGCGGGTTGTCAAGTCCAGGCGCATCAAATTCTGGATATAGCTTTCCTTGTCAACGTGAGGATTATCTGAGAGAAATGCGGGAACAAAGACGCGCCCGTGTTTTTGGCCTTCTATAATGAATCTTTGTTTAACCCAATTGTGGCCTATTCCGCCAGGGTTAGAGGCGCTCCATAGCCTAAGCGGAATATTCGAATTTGTGTTTCGTCGCAGCCTACTGAAAAGATAGGTGTACTGGCTCTCGGTGAACTGGGTGAGCTCATCGGGAAATATGCCTTGAAACTCTGCACCTTGATACCGATATTTATCCGCTTCAGCTTCCAAGTAGCCGAATTGCAAGCGTGCACCGGAAGGAAAAGTCCAGCAATGCTCAATCTCGTTCCAACGAGCTTTAGTTCCGTAAAGCCATTGTTTGCTTCTATCCATCAATGCGCCGGGTAATGCTAAATCGCGGTAAGTTCGTCTAAGAATAATTGCGTTGTAGTCAGGTTCTCCAACGTATTGTAGGGCAGCCATGAGTAAAGCGCTACTTTTGCCTGGACCTGCACTACCGCCAAATAACACTTCAGTTTCAGTTCTGCGCAAAAATAATGTTTGTTTTTCAGTTGGATTTTGTTTCAGCCACGGACTGAACACAATCGTCTCCCTGAATATCTCCCACAGTTCCTGTTTTGACAAGCTGCTCGTATCTTGCGAGCATAACTGAGGTAACGCTTCTTTGGTTGACATTGACATCCACTTTTACAGTAGGCTCCATTCTTGCCCTCGGCAGCTGCCCTAGACTCTGCTTTAACTCAATCTCAGTCTTGATAACCTCAATGTAACGTGCAATAGCCCCAACGCGGGCATTGGGCGCCTTACACGTCTTCATTAAATACAACGCCTCTTCCTTAGCAAGCTGCAACTGCTTAACAAGGTCCAAACCATCATCAGTTGCCTGTTGGGCTTCCCAAATAAAAGGCTCCCAAATTTCACGCTTTGACCAATCTTTTAGCAAAGCTTTGCAGGTACAATTAAAATCCTGAGCCATTTGCTCGAGGGTAGTTGGGTTTAATCGCCCACTGTGAAATGTTACGAGCATCGTTTTACGTCGATGAAAAAGCTGCAGGTCCATCGAGACGCGAGGATGCTTTGCCTGTTTAACCCCTTGCTGGTACAATTGGGGCTTTTCTGAGGTTTTATCTGCAGCGATAATCTCGCGGCTTCCTTCACTATTAATGGCCATATTGGAGTCTCCCGCATTTTTCTTGTATTTTGAATCAGCTTGTCTTTTTTGGCAGCTTTCTATATTTCAAAGAAACTGTTAATCGACATCTGCTGTTCGACTTTACCAGTTCCCGATTTATTCTAGTGTCTCCTCTTCCATGACTGCCATGTCCAACACGCTTGATTATCCAGTTATCCAAGTTTCCCCTTACTAACTGAGGATTACTCGTAACCAAATAAAATGGCAAATTACTCTGTGACGAATAAAGCTCTGCCATGAAATTCAACAGGCGTTTTCCGATTCCGATGCCTTGATAATCAGGCAAGACCACAAGACGACTAACACGATAATAGTTTGCCAGCATATGCACATGTGCAACTGCAATAAAGGCTACAGGTTTTTGCTGATAAAGCGCAACGTAGCATTTGACACCTGCTCCAAGTTGGCCGTTTAGATAGTGATATTGCCTAAAGACCTGCCACATGGAATTGCTGCATTTATGAACTGAGATGTCAATTGTTGGGTGGCTAACTTTTTTTTTATGAACTCCATCGTGTCAGTGCAGAAAACCCAATCGGGCTCTAGCCAATCAATGACATCGTAATGGCAAGTTACAGCAATGAACTTCTTAGCTGATCTCCGAACGGCTTTGCTTATGGCGTAGGCACTAACCTTTGCGATCTCCCGATCCACAACACTTGTAAATTCATCAAAGACAACAAGGTCCTGATCTAAGCTGAGTGCCCTCGCAATGTCAACACGCATCTTTTCGCCCTGACTCAAAGCATCATAGTTCTTGAGCCAATCCGGAGGCGAAGCAAAACCTACACTGCACAGGTTTTTTGTTATCTCGTTTACTTGAAGACTTGTTGGAAAATCATCTAAAATCGACTCATGACTGTATTCAAAGCCCTTGATGTAGCTTTGAGAAAAAAGCGTCTTAGCAATGCTGGTCTTGCCCGTTCCACTGCGGCCGACAATGATGCCGATTTGCCAGGCTTCGTTCTCGATTGGGAGTTCACCGACGAAATGTTTCTCCATCTTGCAATCTGTTAGTGTGAAGCTTCCTATGACCGATTGAGCTCGGAAACTGGCAGGTTTATTCCAGGTTTTTACAAACTCAAAACGCGGCATTTGTACCCTTCACCTATTAGTTTGTTATAGACTGCTTCTTGATGTGTCTCGTCTTCGCATTCGATTACTACTTCAAAAGATTCATCGAAGCTTACGCCTTTTTCTTCTTTGTTCAAAGCGTTAGTTAATTTGTCGTCTGAGAGCATTAGCAGGTATTTGAGGTCGTCTTCTTTTCCAGCTTCAATAATGCGTTCGTACTCTGCCAGGTCTAGTTCTTTTTGGTGCTCGCCTTTGAGCTTGTTTAGAACTTGCCTTAGCAGCCGACGATCCACATCTTCAACAGATAAGCGTATAACAGAAACTTCTGTCATGCCCAAAGCTTTAGCAGCCGTAAACCGCTGTTCACCATCAGCAATTAAGAGGTCCTTGTTGGTGATGATGGGAACGATAAAGCCCCATTTTTTGATAGAAGCTTTCAACCGCTCTAACTGGTCTTTGCTCATTTTGTTTGGGTTTTGCCCATCAGTCTTAATCTCGCTGACCTTTACGGCTTCAGCGGGTGGAAGATTAATCGTCATTACTTCACCACAAACTTCTCAACCAAAATAATGACAAGACTAACCAAACCAACAAGACTCGTGCTGCCCAAGGCTATCAATATTTTCTGAGTAACCTCAAGCTGATGCACCTTGGCCACTAATCCAGATTGCAAGTCCTCACCTACGAGAGCTTTTTCTATTCGGTTAACTTGAGCAGTATTTGTATGGATTGCAGTGATGTAGGGGCAACTAGGATTCTTCTTAGCATCTGGACAAACCCAGCCCCCTTGTGTCTCCTCTTCATCTATCTCCACAGCATCCCTCAGCACAGATTACATTTCTATTGTTTGAAAGACACCCTCGCCGTTCGGATTACTAAGAACTAAGCCAGGCTCCACATCAGGTATAACATCAGGAATTGGCTCATCAAATTTTAACGCTAAATGAAAAGCCACATCATCAACCGTCTCCAAACAAACAGACTCACCTTTGACCCGGTCAAAGAAAGCTTGATCTCGAATAAACTGACGAGAATCTTTTTGCTGGTTCCTAAATTCTTGAGATTTAGGGCTTCGTCTACCGCGTTTATGATTCATGCTAACAAGCCGCACTCCCAACTTTTGGGTGAAGGGGGCGAAAACTGAAGCCTAGGAGCTAAGCGCTCGCCCTAATATTTTTGCGCAGAAGATATAGCATCGAACTTAAAAGGGTTCTGTTATCTGTATACTGCTTTAGAGAATTGAAAGTATTCATATTAACGGTGAAAAGACAGCATTACAAACAATCAGCCACAATAAGGAATAATGAAAAACCAAAAAGGCAAAAAGCTTAAAAGGATTTTAAAAAACAAATTAAACCGACAGTGGAAAAATTGACCTACCTTAACACGTTGTTTGGACCTTACAGTTTCAAAGAATTGATTGGATTGTTGATTAACCAAGTTGGCTTCAACACTCTATTCGTCATACTAGCCGCATATATCGCAGCTGTTGTCTATTTCTGTACAATACCATCTAAAGGTCGTTTTTCCAATAATTATGCTCAAAGCCACGCTACTGGTTTTTTACAGCAAGTATCTCTCATTCTCTCAGTCTTGTTCCTGTTAATTATAGCGATATCTGGATGGGCTTCATTTTTTACAGTCTTAATTTTTTTTGCAGTACTTACTATCCCCCTCTTCATCTGCGTAAAGGTTTTTTCAAAAGATTTAACATATGAAGATTACAAAAGATTTAGAAACCCAACTTCTTTTGCAACAGATCCTAGATGGTTCGTCACCAAATATGGCAGCATCTCTTTAGTCTGGTTAGCAACTGTTATTGAATTGTTGGCATTCTTCTTTTACAATCCTATTATTCCTCTAGTCGGCTGGGCTGTAATTACTTACGCATTGGCGCTTAGTTTTCTTTTAGCTGCATTAATTCAGAGCAACATCACTAATGCAAGCACCTGTGTATTTGCAAAAATCATTACTGCAGACGGAGCTGATGTTGAAGGCTTTATTGTGTCAAAGGGAGAAGATAACTATCTTGTTAAAACCAAAGAATGCGATTTCTTGCTGACAACTGATTACGTGCATATAATTTTGCAAGCAGAACCGCCAAAATAGAGTTTATAAAACGAAATGGAGTAACGTGGGTTTTCAGGCGCCAGCCTCTTTATCAGTTACTTTCTTGATGTCTTGAGTTTCAACCACAGGCTTTTTAAAAGATCTTGAAAACTCTTCCGACATGTTCTTTGCCATACAATCAGCCAAAGAATTGAGATAGCAAATGAGCTCGTCAATATCCCCACTTACAAGCGCATATGTCATTGGAAGTGGTGAGTTCCCTAGCTGAATCTTTAGTGCATTGTTCATCTTTTCCAAGTTTTCTTTAGGCAAATTTGTAACTATTACAATGTCCTTAACGCCCACTTTGAGATAATTGCGCATTTGATCTAACAGGTTAGCGGCAGTACTGTTAGCGCGTTGTTGAGTCATTGGGGCAACCGGTATTTCAGAAAGTTTGCATTCAATGCCTATATTCAATTTTGGAACCCTAACATCAACTTCCACTTTCGAGTTTTGTACATCCTGTAGGTTAATTTGCTCTAACGGATAGATTCCCATAGGTTCCCCTAAGAAGGAAAAAAACGACAGCTTTTGTTTTAGATATGCTGAGATAAAAAGCGGAAGATCTTGGTTTTTCGATTTGAGCTTTCCGAATCCCTCTTTGAAAAGAAAAAGAGTCATCACTACTACATCATTGCCGCATCTCGGGCATATTTTTCTTGTACTTGGATATTTGGAAAGCGTAAGTTCATAATTCAAACATTCAGGGCATAGACTAACTTGGAGCTTGGGCTCAATGAAATCCAACCGTCTGAGGTCATCTATCATCAACTCATAATTCTGCTCAGAGATTCCAGAGACAATTTGATTTTTCCTGAATTGCCCAAGTTTATCTACTAGCCAGACAGCCGCAAGGTCACTGACTTTAAAGGCGCCCTCTACAACCATTCCAGTAAGCACATTACTTACTTTTTCTATTTTGGGCGCGAAAACAGTTATGACAGTTTTGGTGATTTCTTCTTGCGAAGGTTCTCTGTCTTCTGATTTAGTAGAATCAATTTGCTGTAGCCCAATCAACATGTCTGGCAAAAAGCTCTTGATGGCATCAGTAACTAAAGGCATAATGTTTGCTTTCCCTTTTGCGCCAAGTAACTCCATTGCTTTTGGTACTTTATCCAGCAATCCAGTTTGGCTAATTAGACAGGGCGTTTTAAAATTCTCGTCAGCAATAAGTACTGTGCCGTTTATCATAAGGATGCTTAAAGCATGTTTCCAAGAGCTGGTGTTGGCAGCGTCTAATAGAGGATTAAGGTAATTTTCTAACGCTGAAGCTTCATATTGCGAGACGGGCAACTTACCACCGCTTATCTATTTTTCAGGACAGCTTTTAAGTCTATCTCGTGCCAGCTTTTGTTATATTTTAATGCCAGTTCGTTTATGCCCTAAGCCTTAAAGCAACAAGCCTCCATAAAAGGGAGGGGTGGAAAAACGGCAAAGCCAGTAGAGTCAGAAGTAATATCCAAGCAGTACTTCCAAGGTTTAGGATTTACTATACTCGAAAGAGACTTTGAAGGAAGAAAGAAAGGCTGTGACTTCTTTATAGAATGTGAGGGCTGCATCCAAAGCGTAGAAGCAAAAGCAAAAATGGGAAGTTGGGTTCAAATGCTAAAGCCACAGGTAGACCGGTTGAAGAACGGCGGATTGCTGGCCATTGTAGATAAAGGTAAAGTTGAGATTGAGACCTTGGATGATGTGGAAAAGATTGAAGAAATAACGCTCTACAGAGTCTCAGTCAAGCGCAGAAAGTGAGCTTGTTTCAGGTTTATCAACTTCTCCCCAGTATTCGACACCAAAACAGGTGAGCGCCCAGTGCCAGCCTCTTTTTTCAGCTATACGCTCTCCAAACTCCTTTTCCAATCGCTTGTTCATTCTTAAGATTCTCCGGCTTATCTGGTGTCGAGTGATCCTAAACCGTTCAAGTTTAGCCTGTAAATCCTTCGGCAATATCCCCGGATTGCCAGCCTCAAGCAACAGCTGAAGAATTTCCTTATCTACCTCATCAGCACAGGCAACTCTCTCGATTAAGGGCTTGCCAAAATTGAAAGAGTCTTTCAAACCGGCAAGAATTGTCCGGAGCATAAGCTTAACCTCTTCAACTTCAGCTAAGGTTTTTTTGAGAAGTTGCTGGTTATACTTCAAACGACCTATTTTATCGCTTTGACTGCGATTCTTTTTAGTGCTTTGAACAGGTTTTTCAGCGGCTTCCATCCCAGAATGCACACTCCAAGAATTCTTTTCCATCAACACAAGGCAAAATTAACATCGGGTAATCAGGACCGACTAACTGCAGAAACCCTACTTCTAAAAAGCATGGACTTCTCCCATGCCTTATGCTAAGGGCTAAAATGCCTTTTGAACAGGTTTTCACTGCCATTAGCGTAGAAATAACCAACATCAAACCGTGTATTCCCCAAGTTTTCGCTGCCCTTCAGCCAGCTTTTTCGGATCAGACTCATCTACTCGCCCCAGAGCTTCGATTAGCTGCTCAAATTTAATCTCAAGTCGATCCACTTTCTTGTCGATACGCTTGACTTTCTCTGGCATCTGCATGTAATCAATCGCGGCATCTTTGCCGATGTTCTCAAGTTCGCCCTCGCCCCAACTGTGATCAATCTTGCGACGCCCTGCTCTTACGCTAAAGTATCTGCCGAACAGTTTCGCTACAGGATCCTCAACAGCCATTTCGCCGCCGACAAACGCCCCCTCAGCTAAGACAACCCCGTATTTTTTCGCCAAAGCCACCGCAATACGATTACTCAGGTTCATAGATAAACCGTAAACTTCCGCAGGATTCTTACCCCGAATCACCGGCACATGAACAATCCAACTCCTTGAAGTATGCCTAACCTTAACACCTTGCTCCAAACCCAAAAGAGCGGTCCAATTCTGCATCTCCACAGCCTTGAACTGCCCATCAGGATAACGCCCCTCTGCCAGAATCTTAAACGCCACCTGACACTTGTCCAACCTATGCAACTCGCCAGGAAATACCCTGCCCTCACATGACTTGAGAAGATTTGAGCCCTCAGTTGTAAGAGCATAAAAAGTTGCACTGCTACGCTTCTCCTGGTAGATTAGGCCAGCTTTTTCTAACTTGCCGATATAGTACCATACGTGGGAACGGCTTAAACCCAAGATTCTGCCAGCTTGCGTAGGGTAATCACCTGCATAAATGCGCTTCATCAAAGGAAGAACCCATGTGCGGACTTTATCACTATCAAACTGCACGCTGTCTTTAGCTTGATGTCTAGTTGTACTTTGAGCATTTTCAGAATCGACTTTTGTACTTCGATCTTCAACCAAAAAATCAAGGCTCCGTCCAGTTGGATAAAACATCATTTATTTTCGCTTTCATTTCTTCCTCGAAAGCGTCAATAGAAAACGTCAGGTCGTCTAACGCAATGCAAAGTTTCCTATTTTCTTCCCAAAGCAGTCGGTTTTCTTTTTCTAGAACCGCAATTCTTTCTTCATACGTTAGTAGGACGCGCTGAACTTCTTGTAAAACATCAGATTTAATTCTCTCTCTTATTGAATTATCGCCGTTTTGAATCAT